GTATAATTTTATATATGAAATTGGAACTTATAATCATTGGGATTACAGGGTTTTTTATAATAAATCTATATCATGACGGAAAGTATTTAACAATGCTTAAACAATGGAAAAAATATTATCAAATGGCATTTTATGGATTTATCGGATTGTCGCTTATATTATTTATAAAAAAATATCCAGCACATACCAAAGACTTATGTCTTCAAGCCAATAATTTTGTTAAATTTACACCAATTGATAAAGACAGCAAAGATATGCTTTCTCCTATATTAAAATTTGCCACATTCAATTACAACACATTGAACTCTTCAAATCCCCAAGAAAATTCACAAATTAAACGAATGATGGGAAGCGGATCAAACGCAAATTCGAATGTAAAAAGAAGTGTGAGTGAAACCAAAAAAAAATATATAGCGGCACAACAAAATTGGAAATGTGGAAAATGTGGATGTCAATTACCAGCTTGGTTTGAAGTAGACCACAAGTTACGATTAGAATATGGAGGATCGAATCATATTAGTAATTTAGAAGCTTTATGCCGTAATTGCCATGGAGAGAAAACCGCCTTAGAAAAATTCTAAGTTACTACTTTACTACTTTACTACTTTACTACTTTACTACTTTACTACTTTACTACTTTATGATTATAATTATCTCTCTATATAATAATTATAATGAATCAGGAGTCCGAAATTACAGACCCAAGTAAATATTTTGATATTTTAATTATTTCAACCATTGTGTATGTTGTATTGATCCTGATAATTATTTATTACTATGTATTTGGTACTATTATAACGGAACCAGATCCTTTAAGTAGTGAATATGCTAAACAGCAAGAACAAACAAATATAGAAAAATATTTTATAGAAAAAAATAAAGAACCAAGAAGTACCTCGCAACTTTATACCTATTTAAAAAATTATAATACACGTTTTACAAATTATTTTAAGACAACCATTACTTGGTTTAATGACAATAAAAATTTTTTTATTGTTTTGTTTAGCGGATTTGGATTTACTACATTAATTTTAAGTTGGATTAATTATTATGATGCGCAATCTCTTAAACTTCTTTTCGAAGACACCCCTCAACAAAAAAAAGCAAAGCTTACAACGGAATTTAGAACGTCTAAAAATAGTTTAAAACAAGCAAGTGAAGAAATGCCACGCGCAAAAAAAAAATATGTAATCATAGACTCTATTAAAAATAAATATGCCGATAAAAATAATATTGTTAAAACAAAAACAATTGAAGAAGACATAAATAAGTATAACAATGAATCCACATCCTTTAATAAATCAAATGAACACTATGTTTTAAAAATTTTAAATATTGGATTATATACCAAAGTACGAGGCCCTTTTCTATGGGTTACTGGGTTAACCATATTAATATTGTTGTTATTTTTAATAACATTCACGTCTTTCAAACTGGAATATGTACAAATTATAATAAATGTGCTTATTTTAATTGGATTCGTGTCCTTATTATACGAAAAGTTTGAAGAGTTTCAAAGTGAAATAGGGATCGCCTTTGCGTTTTTCATTATTTTTTCAATTTTAGGAGGCTGGATTCTTGGAACCCTCTTTGGTCTACTTGGGTATTGTATAGGATACTATATGAATTTATATATACAAAAAAACAAAGAAGGATTCAAGCATTATGAACATATTATAAAATTTATAAACCTTACAATCGGATTCTTACCTTGTTTATTTATAAGCTTTGCAAAATGGATTAAAGAAGACTATTTAAAAACAAGCAAAAATACCTTAATTTTACTTGGAATTGAAGCCTTATTACTCGTATTTAAGTTCTTGATTCCAGCGTTATATAGCCTCTTTAAAAAAATAATGAGCCCAAGTGAAAACATTTTGTTGGTCGATCCAGTTCCATTAGACAGAGTTACTAATTTAGGATTATTTTTAACAAATGAAGACGTGAAATTATCGAATACTTCAAAAGTCGACACCTCTGAAAAGTTATTTAATTATGATTATGCTGTGACATTTTGGCTATGGATTTTTCCTCAACCAAAGTCAGTGTCTGATGCTTATAATAAATCAAGCAATTTAATAAACATTAGCGATATTGTAAAAGTCATATATAACAAAAATACGATTGAATTCTGGGCTTCTACAACACAACAAGGAGAGAACCCCAATCGGTTAATTAAACTCTATGAATTTAAAGCATTAAAATATCAAACATGGAATAAGATTGTTATAAATTATCAAAGTGGAACTCTTGATTTATTAATTAATAAAACATTAGTGTCTTCAACCCCAAATATTACGCCTTTAAAAAATAATAACAATGCCGTAGTTGGCGAAACGAATGGCATAAATGGTGGAATTAAAAAAGTATCTTACTTTAAATCTTCTCTCTCTCAACAAGATATTAATTTAATGATGTAAAAACCAACAATTCAACGATTCAACGATTCAACGATTCAACGATTCAACGATTCAACAATTCAACGATTCAACGATTTAACGATTTAACGATAAATTAAATTTTTTTTATAATTATATCTAATTATATTATATTATGGATTTATTGGAACTACTATTAACAATCGCCATTGTATATTTTATTATCTATTTTTTATGGTGGTTTTATTTAAAACAATTTGTGGTATTAAGCGAATGTCGTTCTGGAACCTTGCCGTTAATCATAAGCCCCGATAAATTAAAAGGAAATTTACATTCAAATAGTTACTCGTATTCCATCTGGTTTTTTATAACCGATTGGTCCTATAAATTATCAACTGAAAAGATATTATTAATGAGACGTAGTGCAAATGGTTCAGTGAATCCAAAAATTTATTTTGATGCTTATGAAAATAATGTGTGTGTGTCAATCAATACTTATACGTTACCAACTACCAGTACCACTGCTACCCCTGTAACGGAATCTTTTTTTGGTGGATCATCAACAATTGAACCTCTTATTGACACCCAAGATAGCGATTTTCTAAGCGATTATGCTCATTCTCCAACCTATACTGCTGCGCTCGTAGAAGCAGCTCAATTAGCGGGTCTAAGCGTTGAAGATTACATTAGTAGTGTTCAAGACGCCGCCAACGATATATTGTTTGGTGATCCCAGTAATCTTCCTTTCTTTTATGAGGGTCCCGACGGCTCCGCTGGTTGGCAAACTGGGTTAACGGGTGCTACGGGTGCGGGTGCTACGGGTGCTACGGGTGCTGGCGGTTCAAATAATTCGGCGTACAATTGTAAAATAAATAATTTCCCCTTACAACGATGGGTCAATTTAGTTGTTTCTTTAAACAATAGAACATTAGATTTGTATTTAAATGGAAAATTAGTAAGAACCTGTTTGTTGCCAGCGACCGCAATTATTGATGCCAATGCGTCGGTTGCCTTAACTCCAAGTGGTGGATTTAAAGGATGGACTTCCAATATTCAATACTTTTCAAAATCACTTAATCCAAATGAGGCGTTTAATATTTATTCCACGGGGCCTCGATGTGGCGGCAGATTAAGCTTGTTTGATCGATATAAATTAAAATTAACTTATTTAGTAAATAATGAAGATTCTGGTTCTATTACTATTTAAAAGGTTGTAAAATAGATATATATATTTTAATTTTATATATATATAGTTTAATATGAATTTTCAAGACTTTAATGATAAAAATGTAACTAGCAGTTTAGCATTTTTAGAAAATAATACCATTGTCGCAAAATTAGCATTCATCATTTTAATTGTCTTTATTTTTGTGGTTTTATTAAAATTTGGAACTCAAATAATTGCTTATTTCTTCACGCCCGATGACGATCCAATATTAATTAAAGGAATTCAAGAAGGCACCACGTTTACAAGAATTCCAGTAGATCCAAGGGAAAATAAATCCATTCCCATTTTAAGATCTCAAGATAGGAATGAAGGCTTAGTCTTTACATGGTCAACTTGGTTATATTTTAAAGAGCCCGAACTAGAAACCAGAGGATCCGCGCCTGGACAATCCATGTCAACGCAACGACAATTTAAACATATTTTTAATAAAGGAAATGATTATTGTGTAGAAAATGGAATTGTTCAGCCAAATAACGCACCTGGATTATATATATCCAATGATTATAGAGAATTATTAGTTGTAATGAGTACTTTTGAAAATCCGACTGAAATAGTTACAATTACGAATATTCCAATTCAACATTGGATGAATGTTATTATTCGAGTAAATCAATATAAACTGGATGTCTTTATTAATGGAACACTTACAAAAACAGCAATTTTAAAA